TGAATTTTTTTTTTTAGTGATAAAATATAATTATTAAAAAAATTATTCAAAAAATTATTCAAGAAATTATTCAAGAAAATTATTCAAAAATTTTATTTTTAATTATTGTATTTATCTATTTTTTTCTTAAAATTAGAGTATCAATAAAAATTATGAATAATTTCTGGTTTTTATCAATAAAAAATAAGTATAATTAAAATTATAATATATACAATAAATATATCAATATATATTTTTAATAATAAATTGTTTCATCAATAAAAAATTCTTGAATAATTTTTAGATATTTTTTGATTTTTAAAAATATTCAAAAATTATTCAAAATTATTCATTGATCTTTAACAACAAAAATCTTGAATAATTTCTGAAAAAAAAATTATTCAAAATAAAAAATTATGCTCAAATATTCCAGTCACAAAAATTTTGAATAATTTTTTTTTCAGAAATTATTCAAGAATTTTTATCAATACTTATTATTAATTTAATACATTATTTTAAACTATTTTTATCAATAAAAAATAATTAAAAATTATGCATTTATCAATGTTATTGATATTCACTTAAAATATATTTTACATTTAATCAATAACATTGTATAAAAGTCACAGACATAGGTAATTTAATTTTTTAACAAAATTGTGTTGTTTATGCAACTAATTACAATCCATCCATTTTTAGAAAGTGTCTAGACGTAGCGGGTTTTATAAAAATTAAGAAAAATCCTTAGACGTAGCGGATTTTTAAGAAAAAAAATAAAAGTTTTTATAAAAATAAATAAAAATATTTTTGAAAAAAAATGAAAAAAAAAATGGTTAGACGTGGCGGATTTTTAAATTTTTTGACAAAATCCGCTACGTCTAAGGATTTTTTAGACAAGCTTTCCATGCTCTGTCACTTTGAAAAATCGCGTTTATGACACAAACTACAACACACTTTTTTTATAAAAAATGGCTAGACGTAGCGGGTTTTTAATTTTTTTGACAAAATCCGCCACGTCTAAGGATTTTTTAGACAAGCTTTCCATGCTCTGTCACTATGAAAAATCGCGTTTAAGCAACCAACTACAACCCAAAAATTTTCTAAAAAATGGTTAGACGTAGCGGATTTTTAAATTTTTTGACAAAATCCGCCATGTCTAGGGATTTTTTAGACAAGCTTTTCATGCTCTGTCACTATGAAAAATCGCGTTTAAGCAACCAACTACAACACATTTTTTTTCTAAAAAATGGCTAGACGTAGCGGGTTTTTAATTTTTTTTGACAAAATCCGCCACGTCTAAGGATTTTTTAGACAAGCGATCATAGCTCCGTCACTTTCAAAAATCGGGTTTATGATAAAAACAAAAATTATATATATTTAAATCAATTATTTATTGATTTAAATATATTTATTATTTTTATAAAAAATTTAAGATTCATGAGAAGCTATTTTTAGTAAAATTTCTTCTTTGTGATTAACATAATTATTAGTTAAATCTTTAATTTTAGCTTTAATTGTATCTTTATTTTCTTTTTTTAATTCAGATTTTAATCTTTCAATTAAATTGGCTTTTTCCTCATCATATTTTAAAGTTAATTCTGGTATTTGGGTTTTTAAAAATTCTATTTTTTTATTTATTTTTCTTTTTAAATATGCTTTTTTTTGTTTTTCATTAATTACTCCATATGTTGTTGTAAATGTGACTTTAGCAGGGCCTTCTTTTTTTCTTTTTTCTCTTTCTTCTTTATAATAATTAGTTATTGATTTAGGATAGTTTTTATGTTTTTTAAAAATATTATGTGATTTTCCAACTTCTTCAATTGTCACTCTTCTTTTTTGAGTTTTATCATAAATATTTTCCAAAAAAATTTCAATTTGTTCTTTAACAAAATTTAATATTAAATCTTCTTTATAATTTAAATTAATTTTTTTTGTAATATTACCTAATTTTCTTCTCATAGAATATACATTTATATGATTCCCATCTTTCAAATCTAAAATCTCTAAATTTGAAATATCTTGTATTTTATTATTAACGCATTCAAGTTTTTTTATAAGATATAATAAATTAAATAATAAATTAATATTTATAGTACTCTTTTTTTCAGAAAAAAATTTGTAATAATGTTTTAACAATGTTATTAGATTTAACATTTTTTTATATAATATATAATACATAAAAAGATTTAAACTGTAAATAATAATAAATAAAAATGGAAAAATTACCAATTGATATAATAAATAAAATTTTTGAATTTTCTTGTAATAATAAAATAGTTAAAAATGATCCCAAAAATAAAAATAAATATGTAATCATTTTTTCCTCTTATAATGATTTTAGTGTTATTTCCAATTTGTATCAATCTACAAAATTACGTTCAAATAAAAAATTTACATATATAGATAATTATTCCATATATTGGTATGAAATAAGTAACTCGAAATGGTGTAAAAGATTTATGTCTAAAAAATCCAAATTAATGAATAGTGATTATAAAGAGACCCAAACTTTCAATATATTTTGATTTGATATCTTTCCATTATTATTAGAATCATTGAATACTGCAAAAACAATTATATTCAGTAATAGAGCTATTATTACTCAATCTATTTTTATTATCAATATCTAAAAGAATATCTGTAAAACCAATTACTTCTTCTTCATTATTATTTGCAATAAAAACTTCTTGAAATAATTCTAAATTATCTATAATATTGAAAATATTATATTTACATAAAATTTTTTGACACTCCTTTGGTAATAAATGAACATTATTTATTTCGAAATATCCATGTATATTATCTTCTTCACTTGTTCCTTGTAATTTTTTACAAAAATTAAATAAATGATTATTATCTCTAAATCCTAATAATGGCTTATTATTATTATCATTTAACCCAATAGCATTATATATAGTAATTTGAAATTTTAATTGTGGTTCTGATATAGAATTCATTTTTTTATCATATATGTATATATATTTATTGCATTTTATTCTTTATAATAAAAATTAAAAATACTAAAATAATTTTCATTTTTTATATCAAGAATATATATATATTAATATAATGGTTAAAACATTTTGTTTTGATAGAAATATTTTCATTTTATCTATTTTTATTATAGTTTTAATATCCTATATATGTATTTCCTATTATTTACAAAATATATGCATTCAATGTACTATTAATAAAGAAAAGAATATGAATCTTGAGAAAAAAGAAAATTTTGCAGAACAAAAACAAATTCAACAACCACCTCAACAATATCAACAGCAGCCTCCCCAACAACAATATCAACAACAGCCAAATAATATAATACAAACAGTGCAATTCCCAACGGCAGTTGTTAATGATAATCCGCAATCTCAAAATGCGCTTGACCGTATTTATAATCCGCTACGATACCCATATAAAAGTGACTATTTCTACGACCAAAATTGGTATCCAAATCTTGAATTACCATTTCAAGTTATAGGTTGCGGTTCAAGAACACAACCTTGTTTGGGAGGAACTCAAGTACCAATTTATAATCCCCCTGTGAGTATAGATATTTCCAATAGAAATATTGCACCAGTTAATATTTCTACACGGGGCCCTTTAGGACAACCACAACAATTGGGAATACTTTATAAAGTATTTGGGAAAGATAATGACGTATTACCACTTTTTGGAAGACGCCGTTATCCAAATGATTCAAGATACGATTATTACACTATAATGGGACAATTTGGCGTTAAAGTACCAATTATTGCTAAAAATAGGAATGATGAATTAGGAACAAATGATATTGTTTTTGTGAAAGGGCGCAGTGACCCTTATACAGTGACTATTTATAAAACCGATTTCCCCGATTATATTCCGTATGTATAAAAATTGATTAATTTTATTTTTAATTATAGACAATATTTATGCTATCTTATAAAGATCAACTATGAATTATCCAGACTTTTCTTGTAATAGAATGATATTTGATATAGATAACTTAGAATATAAAAATGAGACAGACGAGGCAAATGAATCAAAAAAAAGATTTAAGTTTCTATTTGAACTTCCTATAGACGTTGAAATAGTAATATTCTCATTTCTACATCCTCGTCATGTAAAAAAATTCGATTTTTTAATGACAAATAAAGCTCAACGGCCTCTTTTTTTGAAGATTCTGCCACAAATCCCTGTTCATAATAATGAAATATATAATGTCTATTTTTTAGATGATTATTACAAATGGATCTTAGATAGAGCTATTACAACGAATATTCTAAATTTAGGTAAATTACGATTATCTTCTAAAAAAATAAATAGAATAATAAAATTCTATTTATCAAAACACGTTAAATCAATTGCGCTATCATATGAAAAAAAAATGCGCAGCTCTGATTTGATTTCTTTAAGTCGAAAATGTACAGATCTACAATCAGTCACCCTAACATGGTGTGAAAAAATTGATGATAAAGGAATTTTTGAATTGGCTAAAAATTGCCATTCGCTTACTTATTTAGATCTAAATAATGTGAAAAAAATAACTGATCATAGCCTTAAGGCATTAGGACAATATTCTAATAAATTAGAAACATTATTTTTAAGAAATTGCTATAATATAACTGACAATGGACTCGAATATTTGAACGGTACTCTTCCAAACTTGAAACAAGTAGATTTATATAATAATTCCAATATTAGTGATATTGGAATTATATATTTATTTTCTGAACGGAGTCCTTTAATTGATTTATGTTTAAGTAGATGTAATAGAATTACAAATGCATCAATAATATATTTAAGTTCTATTTGTAAAAATTTAGAATCATTAGATCTATCCCATACATTTATTAGTGATGAATGTATAACTTACCTTGGAAATAATTGCAAAAAAATTAAGTTGTTAAAATTATTGAATACAGAAATAACTACTAATTGTATTGAAATAATTAGTACCAATTTTTTAGAATTGAATCATTTAGATATTTCGGGAACACCAATTTTTGACATTTCAATAAATTCTCTAGTAATTAGTTGCAAATACATTCAATTTTTAGATTGTTCATATACTGAAATAACAAATAATTCTGTTATTCAAATTGGGCAATATTGTAAAAACTTGGATTTTATTAGATTTGATGGGTGTAGAATTGATGATAACGGAATAGTTCCATTTGCACAATTACAAACAAATGGTAAATTAAATATGATATATTTGAGAAATACTGAAATAACAGAAGAGAGTCTTGAAGCATTATGTCATGAATGTAATTATTTATCAAAAATATTTGTCACTTATTCGCATTTTTTAACAAAAAAGAGAATAAAAAAGAATCAAGATATTTTATCAAGTAAAATTTTTATATAATCTAGACTTCAACATTTTTAATATGATAAATTTCATTTTCATTATTAATATTAATGCTATTACTGTCTTTTGGAGCAATATAATTATAAAGTTTTTTGGCATTTTTTTTCTTTCCAATATCTGGATTTCGCAATTTTCCAGTGCTTCCATATAAATCAAGATTTTGTGAAAATTCTGAATAATCATCACAATTATAACCAAGCATTGATGCAGTATTTGAATTTAGGGGCGGTGCAATACTAAATTCATTAGTCTCATCATTATACATTTTATCAAAATAATCTTCTGCATTCATTTTTGGAAAATAATATCCTGGTGGAGGAAGAATTCCCTCTTCAACAATTAATTCTTTGCCCATTTCCATTTTTTCCAAATTTTTTAAATGATTATAAGGTAATTGATCTTTCTTATCTTTAAAACAATATAACCAATTAATATAATCTTGTAATGTCATATTACTTGGATAATTTAGTATAAATATTTTATAGTCTATGTCAGACATATCATTCGGATCAGCATAATTCGTTGTTCCATAATTACATGTAGTCTCTTTTCCATCTTTAGAATGATTGTGATTTTTTTGACAAGCTTGTGTTTTTTTCTTTTCAAAATCCCAATTTTTATAAGAATCATCTGGGTTATTAGAAAATCCATTAATTTTTTTGTCTTTACTCATATTATTGTAATATTCTTTGTCAAAAACACCAATAATTTCATTTTTTTCAGACTTTACATTGCCTCCAATTCCTACACTCTCTCCATTCCCTCTATTATTGTAATTTTCATTCATATTTTTAAAGTTTTCTGGATAATTTATAACAATTTCTTGTTGGGGTATATTTAATTTAATTTTACTTAGTCTATTATCAACTAAGTTTATCAATGTTAATCCAAATAAATATGCAATAATTATTGTTAATAAAAAAATTAATAAAATATTCATAATATTTATGTTAAACATTATATATATCTAATATATATAATATATTATAAATAAATACTTGGTTATAAATAAAAATAAAATATAATTATATATATTAGGTGTATATGTCTGATATTTTAAATTTTAATGTTTCAGATGAAATCTTTAAAGATGCATTTAAAAATAATCCTTTTTATGTACAAATAAATGGAGAAGTTAATTTATGTGTTGCAAAATGTGGTCAAGATATAGAAGCTTGTAATGAAATAGAATTTTCTACAATGACTAATTATGGAAAAATATTAATATTAAACCCTAAAATTGATAGTAAATCTACTAAATGTAATATAAAATTGGCATTTGATACAAGTAATGATAATGCTGATAGTAATGGCGGGGCTTCTTATAATTTTGAAAAAGCTTTTATTACAGTTCCGGCATTACATAAAATAGGTTCTACAGAAACGCCATTATGTGACTTAGAAACTTTTTTATTATTTTCATCTATTCAAAAAAATGGTAGTAAGATTTATGTATGTTTATGTGTTTTAAGTAATGGAACTGATTCAGTTGCTGCCGATGATTGGAAATTATTAAATTTTAAATTAATGAATGAATTATTTAAAAAACAGACTGTCCCTGTCCCTGATATTCATGGAACAAATGAAATAAATGGTAGTCCAAATCCAATTGATTTATCAAATTTTTTGCCAATTCTAGGATTTAGAAATTTTTATGATTACACTCATCCTAAAAATTCACATGTAAATTTTAGAATATTTCAAACTCCATTAGCTGTATCAAATGCAGTATTAACTATTTTAAGAAACAAACTTACACCAGGAACAATTATGACCAATTTTAAAAAAGCTATTAATGATGTAATAAATCCTACAGAAGGTTTATTTTTTTATTTTAATGAAGATTTAACAAATAAATATAAAAAATTTCAAAAAAATGAAAAAATGACAAATTTAAATGAGAATAAAGAAAGTAATGAGAAAAATGAAGAAAATGAAAAAACTAAAAAAGAATCAATGGAAAATTTAGGTGATGAAATAATAATTGACCAAGTAGAACATGAGAAAAATATTGAATTTCAAAAAATTAATGAAAATGATAAAATTGAAGACGATAATAGTGCCGACTTTGATGAAAAAAAAGCGGAAAAATTTGATGCAACTAGTAAAAGCATAATACCTGATAATATATCTTTAATTTATTCTATAATATTAATTTCATCATATATTCTCATTAGCTGGTTACTCTATTCAATTGTAAAATTTATTTTACAAGGCACTTTTTCATTTATAAATAATAATAATAATAACTCAAATTCCGATTTCTTTGCAAATGAAAATCATGGCGAAGAGTTTAATAAATTATTATTACCTCGTTTAAGATATTTATCTTTATGGATGCTTCAAATTATATTTAGTTTAATAGTTATTTTCTTGATGATTTCACAAATAACTAAAATTACAAATTTTGATTATGATAAAGCTAGGTGGGCAATATATTTTTTCTTATTTTTAATATGTATAATTGGATTTGGATCAATGTATTTTGTTTTAAAATATCTATATTTAGGACTAAAATTACAAAATAATGATGATTTTGCAAAGCATGAAATTCATTTTTTTAATAATCTTATGATAAAAATTTTCAAAAATCCATTAAACTTTTTTAGATTTATAATGGGTTATGAAATAATTGATTCTAATATTACTGTAAAATCAGCAGATTCTAGTAAATCTAGTGGAGTAAAAGATTTCTTAAAACCATTAATGCATGGTGGAGCAAATACACCAGTATTTGTACCAGGACCCGATTTATCAATTATAAATCAATCAAATTCATCAAAGAATAAAGACAGTATTTTTTCAGATTTATCAAATAATAACTTTCATGGATTTCTTAGCGATATATTTATTGGAAATAAAATTAAGAATGGTATGAGTCTAAAATTAATGGGAATATTGTCATTTTTCTTTATTGGAATATTTATTCTTGGAGCAGCTGGACTCTCTTTTTTAAATAATAATAATATTAATGATTGTACTTTAAGTTTTTTTTTATCATTAAATACAACATCATTCTGTTTTATCCCATTTGGTGTTAGTTTAATATTCATTTTTGCACGATTAATACAAGAGACTTATTGGGATTATATTAGTTATGTATTTAGATTTGTAATAATTACAACTTGGATATTATCTATTTTTATACCAGTTCTACAATGTTATAATTCTGGAAAAAATGCTGGAGCACTAGCTGGCTTAATTATAACACTATTAGTTGTAATTGCAATTATTTACTTTATATTTAGGGGTGTTGTTAAAGGTAATTTATCATTAGGCTCTTATAAAAAAGGAAATGATAAACCGAATGATTTAGATGATATTAAACAAGTACAAAATTTATTAGCAGCTAAATTAGTTAGTATCGAAGATATTAAAACAAAAATTATTATTTTTGAAGATTATTTAAGTAATCCTGGCTATGAAAATGATCAAGAGGCTACATATGAGCTTTTTAAATTAAAAGAGGAATTAAATAAAGATATTATTATGAAAAATGAGTTAGAACAACAAATTAAAATAATTACTGGTAAAACTTTAAGCAGTTTAGGAATTAGTCCAGAACATTTTAAAACACACGAAAATGTAGAAAAATTACAAAAATATTCTAATATGGAAGAAAAAATAAAACAGATTCCTAACATGACAAAACAAATAGAAAATTTAACGAGTCATAAAACTCAGCTTTCAAGTGAAAAAGAACAATTAGAAAAAGCACATTCTGATAAATCATTGAATATATTAAAATTAAAAAATGAATTAAATAGAGAAAAAGATTATTCTCAGTTATTACTAAGTTCTAAAGGCAGTAGTAGTAGTTCAAGTAACCCAGAAATAGATAAATTAACTTCAAATATATTAAAATTAAGTAATAGATTAAATAAAGAAATGAATTATTCCAAATTATTGGAAACTTCTAAAGGTAGTAGCATTAATAAAGCTAAAGAGAAAGAACTATTAGATCAAGTTTCTGATTTATCTAGTCAAGTATTAAAATTACAAGATTTACTTTCAAATAGCACTGATAAATCAAAATTATTGTCTGGTGAAAGTGTAAAAAAAATAGAAGACTTAACATCTTATATTTTCAAACTTCAAGAAAAATTAGAAAAACAACATAATAATTTTAAATTATCGTCAAGAAATGGAAAGAGAAATAATAAACTTTTAGAATTAAGTCAGAATATATTAAAATTGGAAGAGCAATTATTAAATGCACAAGATTTATTAAGAATTTCATCAAATTCGAAATCTAAAAAGGAAGAAGAAATAATTAAATTACAAAAAAATCTTAATAGAACCACAAAAGAATTAGCAATGAAACAATCAGAAATTGATTCTAAAATTGATCCATCAGAAATAATTAAATTAAGAGAAGAGCTTGAAAGTACGAAAGATTTACTACAAAGTGCAAATAATTCTAAAAATAAAGAATTATTAAAAACAAGAATTAATGAATTAGAAACTCAATTACAATCTACAAAAGATTTATCATCTAATATATTGAAATTAAAAGAAGAACTTAATAAAACTAAAGATGAATTAGCAATGAAACAATCAGAAATTGATTCTAAAATTGATCCATCAGAAATAATTAAATTAAAAGAAGAACTTGAAAGTACGAAAGATTTATTGCAAAGTGCAAGAAACAATGGAAGCAAAAATTTGTTATCTAAGAGAATATTAGAATTAGAAGATGAACTTCAAGAAAAAGAAAATTTAATCCAGCAATATAATTCAGCTTTACTATCAATACCACCTAATTTAAGCACTAATTTGATGAAAGAACAAAATCAAAAAGAGAAATACAAAAATTTATTTGAAATGAGTGAATCTGATGAATCATCGTCGGAAGAGGAATCATCCGATGAAGATGATGATCCAAATCATTCTAAATTAAAATTAAAATTGTATGATGAAATAAATGAATTATTAGAATTATTAAAATTATATAACAGTAATGCAGGATCTGACCCAGAATATGAATTAAAATTATTAGAAAAAATAAATGAAAAACAAGATTTATTAAAGAGAATACCTCCTACTGAATTAGAAAAATTAATTGAATTTTATGAAGATAAAATAAAATCATTGCAAAAACAAGTAAAAGTGACTAAAACCATTGGTGAAATGCAAGCTTTACAAAGTTATATTCAAGCACTTCAACAAGCATGTAAAATTGTGCAAGCCAGTGCAGGAGTAAAAACATCAAAGCAACAATTAGATGAATTGGAAAATCTTCAAAGAAAATTAGAAACAATAGGATCTAGTCTTCCACCTTAATAAAAATTTGAAAAATATTTTATAAATAATTTAACTAACATCCGTCCTTCAGGCAAAATATATATGATTTATGAGTAATGTATTAGAAACACTCAGCGAACAAGAGCTTATTCAAAGGAAACATAATTTACTTTATCAGTTAGAAAGGATTGAAAATCAATTGCAAAAAATAAAGTCGCAAAAAGCAGAAGTTATTTTTGAGGATGTAGAAATTACTACTAAATCAATAGTTTCAAAAAAAATTGTTGTAAAAATTAATCAATCCCCAAATTTAAAAATTCATGATGAAAGTAATAGTTTAGAAGAAGAGAAAATAGAATCTAAATCAAGTTTCAGATCCAGCTGCAATACTGATAAACCACCACTGAAAAAAATTATTGTGAGTATCAAAAAAAAATAAAAAATAAATAATATATGTAATATATTATTTATTATACATGATAAATAATTTTATAACTAAAAAAGTGATACCTCCTGAAAAAAAAATGAAATATTTAATAACTATTCCATGTGTTAATAGAATGGAACGTAATGCATTGAATGTAATTCATAAGACATTTGAAGATTTTGAAAAATCTAATATGTTTGACTCAACTATAAATGAAAATATTAGTTTTGACATAGTTTTATTTGAATCGGGAAGCAAAGATTTATCTTATCTTAATTTTCTAGAATCATATAAAGAAAAGGCGCATTTATCAGTTTTATATAGTCAAACTCCTTTAAATGGTGTATCAAATACATTACGAATGTTTGTTTATATAAAAAATTTACCAGAAAACTATTACGATTTTGTACTATGGATGGATGATGATGTGTTTGTTTGTAAAAATTTCATAAAAAATGCAAATACATGGATAAAAAACTACGCTAATTTTTCCATTTTTTCATCACTCTATGTGCCTTATAATTCATCCTTAATTATTTCAAAAAAATATTTACAATTGGCCCATTTAACTGATTTCATTGGTACATGTTGCACAATATTTAAACCACAATTAGCGCAATTTATCATACCTAATTGGTATAATCCTCATTTTGAACAATTTAAGTACAATCCAGATACACGTTTTAGAGATAGTGTAAGGCGTAAATTTCCCACAGTGCATAAAATATGTGTTAGTTTTCCATCTATTGTTGAACACATGAATATTGGATCTTCTATTTATATGAATAAAAATATAAATAAGGGACATAAGGCAAAATTTTTTGTTGGGTCAAATCATGATCCGGAATATTATATTAAAGATGTGCCCAAATAAAGTCCATAATAGTAACTAGCTAAACATTTCCATATATTATTTTTATTATATTCTGCTAAACTGAGCCATATTATCACAATAAATGCTTTGTGAATTTTATTGAAATATTTATTTATAATTTTTTTATCAAAATAAAATGGATTTATTTCAAAGTTTAATGATGATGATGATGATAAGTCTTTTTTATTAAAAGATTTTAGATTAAAAAAATTTTGATTAAATCTATCATAACCAGATATTGCATAAAGCAGTTTTGCATAATCATACTCTTTTGGACCATATGTAAGCGAGTCGCCAAAATAACCTCGTGGATCAATAAAGCAAATATCATTAATGTCTAAAGGATTTATTAAAATATTTGAAAAATTGCAATCCCCATGTATGACCACATATTCATATTTATCAAGTGTTTTATAATATTGAGTTATAATATTTTTACATTTTTCCATTATTAGTTCAAATGAATCTATAACCAATCCATTAACATATTTAATTTCTCCAAAAAATCCCAGAAAATCTTTTATAATTTCACGTCTTTGATAAACTTTATCAAAAATCTCGATTTTTAGATTTTTTAAAAATGATAATTTTGGCTCTATTTTTGAGCAACAATTATGAATTAATGATAGTTTATCAATAACATTTTTAATTACATGATTTTTAATTATATTATACTGCGCTCTTTTTAAAATTTCAGTAACATTATTTTTTGCAATTGATGAAAGTGATTGTTTTTCACTTATATTTATAATATTAATAGAATCAATATTCTTCTCATATTTTTCAAAAAACTGAAATAACGGAATCTGATTTTTTTTTAATTCCATTAAATAACCAAATTCATAAAATTTATAAATTTTTGGAATAAAAGATCTAATTCCGTCATTTACATCATTATTTCTCGTAATTAATTCATTTAAACTTTCATACCATTTTTTTTCATTTTTGATTAGTCTTTTTCCAGTATCATCTATACCTTTTTTTAATATTTTATCATCATTAATTAGCTCTAAATGATTAAAAACTCTACAATGAAAATCATTGCCTTTTCTATTATTTTTTTCATCATTTATAATATTTAATAATTTTTCTTCATCTCCATAATCAATTATTTTTTCTATATTATATTTTTTTATTTTTCCAATTGAATCTAAAAAATCAATTATATCTTTGCCATAACACGAACTATCTAATATAAATTTTTGATAATTCTGAAAATAATAAATTCCAATTATATTTCCATCACACTTTGGACTTAAATGAATCTTATTAGAATATTCATCAAATTTATATCTACATTTATTCCCATATGTCATAATATAAATAGTTTGCTCTTTTTCCCCTTCATTTAATTTTTTAAAATCAAGATCTTGATCAGGATAAATATCACACCATGACACCATTAAATTTTTAATAGGTTCATTTTTTAATTCATTATTTATTATATTATTTAATGTATATGCCGTTCCATCACATGAATCATAATTTATTATTACCACTTTTTCAGATAAATTTTTTAAAATAGTATTTATGTAAAATTTTGTAATTAAATTAAAGGAACTATTAATTACTAAATAAATTTTATTTGCATATTTATTCCAATAGTTTAATATATAATATAAACTTGTATGATAATCTAAATTCACTAAAAATTTAGGAATAATATCATGTGTATATTTAGCAAGTCTAGATCCCGACCCCGCTGCACAAATCAGTACATCCATTATTTAAATGCTTTAAAATAATAAATATGCAAAAACGCAAATATCAAATTTTATTTAATAAAAATTGATAGTTATTTATTTAATGTGAAATATTTATATTAAAAAGATATTAAAAAAACAGAGAAAAAGAAAAATAATCTATATAAAATTTTGATATTCCTACCCCTCCCCCCCATCTCCTCAAAAATGGTAGGTTGCCAGGACATATGTTGTAATCGGGACTCTGTTATAGATTTTTTCATTTCCCTGCCTATAAGAGGGAATCCAATCAGACCTACAATTGAAGATCGCGATTCATTAATTAACTATGTAGAATTGAGTGGCAAAGACCCAGCATATGGGCTTATTTGGTGGGCTCTTAATTGTGAGCTTGATGTTCATACTTGTCTCCAAACATCATATTTAAGACAGCAAGCTTAGGACATTAGTCATAACAACAAGCATAATTTCATTAAAGTTTAGATTTAAAATTTAAATCCTAATTTTTTTTATAATTTACCTAAATTACCGCCTGGGTGGCATAACTGAAACTCTTCTTTGGTAATATTTTTTTTCAAATTAATTGCAATTCCATCTAATAATGTCATAAATAAAATATTTGATGTACTAGGAGCCATATTTATTAAATCGGCCTCTTTAATATTATCCATTATAAATGTAATATGACTATATTTTTCCATTAAAGAATTTTTATTAGCAACAATACTTATTGTCATTATCTTTTTAATATTTTTAAGATTCATTTCTTGTAAATACTTTAAAATATAAATAATTTCTTCAGTATTTCCACTATTTGAAACAAGAATTAATAAATCCCCATTTTTAAATTGTCCAAAATCTCCATGAGGTAAATTTGGTAAATCAATATATGAACATGGTATAGACAAACTTTGCCATGTGGAGACACATTTTTTGCAAACATATCCCGATTTTCCCAACCCTGATATAAAAATATGCGACGATTTATCAAGATTCTGAATTAATATTGATATATTTTTAATTATCTCTTTTATACAATTTAAATTTTTCATCATTTCAAATATATTATTTTTTAAAATAGATTCAATAAATTTATCATTATCGGTATCACTATCATAATTATTTATAATTTTTTCCCCTTTCACTTTCCCTGTTGCTTTTTCATTTAATGATTTTTCTAAAAACTCAATATCGTAATCAATGCATTTTATAATGTTAGGATATTTTTCTAAAATTTCTTTTGTGTAATAATAATCATCATTGTATATTAAAATTGGTTTTATATCAGAAACTTGATATAAAGCATGCATTCCTATTAAACTATCTTCAAATCCTATTTTTTTAGTCCCCGGATAATCTAACAAAACACGTAAATAACATTCTGGATTAGGTTTTTTATTAAAAAATAACTCTTTAGTATAAATTTTTTCGGCATAGCCAATAATTTCAAATTTTTGGGCTAGTATATTAATAGATTTTTGAGACGTATTTGTGACAATTATAATCCTTTTTTTATTTTCTTTTAAAAAGTTGAAAAATGATTCAACTCTATAAACTAATTCAATATTATGATGTATTAATTCATTGTACATATTTTGCTTTATCTTATATAGTCCTTCATACTCTTCAATTCCAATGCCAAATTTATAATACAAAAAATCTTTATAACTGTTTTTCTTTAATGAATGACAATATTTATGATGTTCGGCCATTGTTAGTATAATTTCTTTTTCATTATTAAAAAATAATTCTATTGCTTTAATCCATGCTTTATAATGCAATTTTTCGCTATCAATAATAGTGCCATCTAAATCAAAAATAAATAAATCATAAGATAGAATGTTGCTATATAGCTCTTTAATATTTGATGAATAAGTATCAGCAAGCAATTCCATTAAAATATAATACATAATATAATTTTATAAAAAGCGCAAAGTTAAAGTCTAAATACTAAAAAACTAATTTTCCGATAAATCTGATTTTTCATGTTTTTTTTGTAATATTTATTTTATAATTATAATGAATATTATTAAATTAATTTTTTAAGATAATTTATTTGTTTATACCTCAATTTTTTCATAATCCAAATTGTCAAAATCTTCTTTTAATATTTTATTAACTTTATTAAACAATTCTCCATCATCTTTATAATATTCTAAATAATTTTTATGAACCTTACCATTTTTTTTAAATGGTTTATGAATAATATTTTTAATACCCAGCATAAACAATACTTTGGCTAAATCTTCTTCCAACATTTCAAATTTTCCAATAAAATGGGCAGCATTAACACCTTTTTCATTAATTATATGCCGCACTTGTGGCATAAAAACATGCCAATAATCAAAATCATTTGCGCCATTATTTATTTGTAAATAATTGCTAAATGATATATTATATTTATTACAATAATTCCATCCCGAAACTATTTTATCATACGGATTCCTAACAAATGTAAAAATAAAATAGTTATCCCATTTTTCACGATTCATATTCATTATTTTATTTATATACCCCGATGTTTTATAATACATAAGGGTCCCGTGTATATGATTCTCGTGTTTTTTAACAGAATTATCTTTACCACCACAAAAAACTCTATGGTCAGGGCGCTGTAAATAATATGTTTTAAAACCATAATATTTTTCTAAAATTTCTGAAATATAAGAACCACCTGTTTTAGGAATATGTATAAATAATGCCCGTTTTTCATGATTTATACTACACATATTTTTAATAAATTAGTATATTAAAAATAAAAAAATGAGACACAAAAAAATATACAAAAATAATATACAAAAAAAATATACAAAAACAAAAACAAAAAAAATAATTTTATTTTTTAATTTCTTCTATCATATAATAACCATGGTAACCAATTGCTGCAAAACCAAGCATTAATAGAATCTTATATGACCATATTGGAGATTGTTGTTTATTATACCCAATATAAATAAGAATTGGTCCAACAATAAATATATGAATTAAACTGACCCATGGATTTTTATTTTTTAGAATTTTTGTATATCCTTTATAAGCATGATAAAGAATTATAATAATTCCTAGTACTAATAATACATAAAACATAAAGTCCGGAATTTTTGATTGTTGAATTCCAACATATAAAAATAATGTTCCAACAATTAAAATATGAAATAAATGAATAACTAATTCTTTCATCTTTATATATATTATCTTTTTTTTTAAATTTGATATTTATCTTTATAATTTATTTATTATGAAAAATAAATTTAATAATTAATAAGAATCAATATTTTTAACAAGAATTATTATTAGAAAAAGCAATTTCAATAATTGGTTTTAAATATGACTCTTCATTCATTAACTGTTCTTTACTTTTATTTTTAAACCAATCTGGATATCCAGGAGCAGTATTATATAATGGGAAAAAAAATCGCTCATCAATGCAATCTTCCCATGAAAATTTTTTCATAATATTATTTAATTTTTCTCCTTTTGTATTATATTCTTGACATTTAGATGAAACATGGTAATAGGTCCATCCATTTTTAGAATTTAATTCTTTATAGCATTTATCCAACAAAACTTTTCCAAGATTATGGTACCCTACATTATTACTTAAATTATTATTGTTATCTTTTATTATTTCATGTGCTTTATTTTTGACACATTTTATAAAATCAGTATTAGGCCTTGAAATCATAAACCAATTTAAAGGTTTCCCAGATCCATTCATTGTTTTACTGCAAACAGACTTATCATATCCACATCCAAATCCAACATAATCATATTCTTCTAGTTTTTGATAATAAGGATAAATACATTTTAAAACCATAATATCAGCATCTAACCATACTCCACCATATTTTTCAAGTAAGCAATATCTATAATAATCTACTTTTTGGGGTAATAATAATTTATCCAATTTAGCTTTTAATATTTTATTATTGTTTAATTCTGGTAAATATTGATATATTGAATTATTATCTAAAACTACAATATTAAAACATTTATTACAATTGTGATAAACTGAATCTAAACATAAATCAATATAACCAGGTTTTATTTTACCAGGTAATGTTTCCCAATATTGCCATATAATTGGTTTCTGATTATTGTCAGAAGAACTGAATTTTTCTAAAAAAATATTATTGTTCTTATTCTTTTTATTTACTTTATTTTTTTTATTTTTTTTTATATTTACTTTTTTTAATATAATAAAATTTAAAAATAAAAATATTATAATTAGTAGCAATGATAATAATATTAAATATATCATATAATTAACATTATATAATATTTTATTAATGACTAAAAAATAAAATAAATAGAAAAAATAGATAAATAAATTAATATAATCCTTTAAGAGATTCTGTCATATTAACAGCTAATTCATTATCAACTTTATTGACATTTACAATTAAATAACCATAAGATGCTTTTAGACTACATAAAAAGAAGAATAATAAATATAAATGTTTAAAATCATCTTTAAAAGTAGAATTTTTATTAGCTGATAAAAAATCAACTAAATAAAAATTTAATTGATAAAAATTGACTATTAAATATAAATTATAAAGTATTATAATTTTATTCCAATCGTTAATCTCATTTTGGCCAAAAATGATTTTTTTTAGTACCCTTGCATCTCTTTTAATTAATGAAAAATTTTCAAAATCCATTTATATATATAATTTAAATATTATTTTAAATATAAAAATAGCTATAAAGCAATATAAAATAATATTTTCATATATAATTATTAAAATAAAATGGCTCTCGAAAAACAAGTACTTACTCCATCAGTAATTTGGTATCAAACAAAAAATGAAGTATTCTTTAATATTGAATTACAAAATATTAAAGATGAAAAAATAATTATTAATGAACATAATTTTTCAATGCATGGAATTTCAGGAAATGATAGTTATGAAATGAATTTTGATTTTTTCGATTTAGTTGATACTGAAAAATCAAATTGCTCTATTCAAGAAAAATATATTAAAATTTCATTGTTTAAGAAAGAGGAGAATAAATGGACTTATTT